GAGCGTTTCCAGCTGCACCCAATATTCCTTGTTTACCGGCATATGCCAAAGAGTAGGGTCCGGCGTTCGCTGCCATAAAGTTTGCAGCAGCTTGAGCAGTCATCTTAGCACCCAGCTGTGAAATACCACCGCCGAGCATGCTGGCCAGTCCGCCGCCTTTAAACAATTGATATATACCCAATCCGCCGCTTAGTGCGCCACCAAGAGTTGTAGAATCACCATTAAAGATGCTCATTATAGCACCAAGCCCGCCAGCAAATCCGCCAGGCCCAGCGAGTGCACCTTTAATTCCAGCCATTCCAGTTCCAGGCGTTAACAAACTTTTCGTAACGTCAAACGCGGCGTTAGCACCAACACCCGATAATCCAAGTTTCTCCGTTACAGTAGATCCTAAAAGTGCGGTTAATGGATTCATGCCTCCAGTGCCACCACCAAAACCTGGCGTACTAAAAATACTTTTTCCTACACTAGTACCGCCACCACCTACTTTAAATAAATTAGTAAATTCAGATACGGTTTCTTTAAGGCCACCAAAAGTATTTTTGAAGAATCCCGAAACGCTATCAAACAATCCGCCCTTACCTTTACCTAAAAGATTTCCGAGTGCATCACCTATACCACCCAACGGGCTGTCATTGCCAAAAATATTTTTAAATATTGTTCCTAACGGCCCACCACCTTCTTGCCCCTTGAGCAAAGGCCCAAGCAATCCTCGAACAAGTTCAGACTGACCAGCCAACATTTTATCAACACCACGAGAATATTCTTCCCGCATTCTAGTGTTGAGTTCTTCCTGTTGTGCTGCCGCAGCATCAGCAAGTCTCTGTTGATGCAATTTTTCTTCTTCAGAGATTTCAATGGAGGCTTCCGTTATAGCCTCGGTCTGATCTTTTGTATCGGATTTAGTTGGTAATTGTTCATCTGGTGTATAAGATTCTTTGGCAATTTCAGAGTCTTCAGCTAATTTCTTTTCTTGTTCCGCAAGATAATTATAGAAAAAAGTTCTTTCATTTTCTATGTCAGCCATTTTGGCATCATAATTTTGTTTAGATTCGGTCCCGAGCGATTTTATCTCATCGTCTATCTCCCCTATTCTTTCTTCCCTACCTTTATTGTCGGTAGCTGGGACGTATCTATCAAATTTTTTATTACCAAGTTTCAAATTTTCCCTAGACACACTTTCCGGCAAATTATCCGCGAGCCAATATGGCATCGCATCAAAGGCATCGTCAATAAACCCATTGATTCCATCTATAATCCCGTTGATTACCGATTCGTACCAAGAAACTATATTGTTCATAAGCTTGCTAGCAACATCTTCTGTACCAAATTCTATATTTTGTATCCACCACTTTTTAAACTGTAACCCTTGTTCAATAAACCAATCACCAATTTCACTCATCTTCAAAACCATTAAAGCAACAGTTTCTTGGAAACTCCATTTTATTTCATTAAAAATCCCCAGCAAAGGTGCTGCTATTTGAAATTCTAACCAAGCTAAATCTTTTAATTTTTTATTAAGTTCGTTATCGTCCCCGTTAAACCAAGCAGTCCAAGCATCAATGCCTGTCCCTATCCAATCAAAAAGAAAATCAAAAAATCCAGTTATTTTTTCTGTAAATATACCTTCGTTATCTCCCATGATTTTATCATAATCTGTCCCCGTTATCCACGAGGTCAATTTGGCTGCAATAAAATATATTGCATCAAAAAGTCCACCAACCCAACCACCAATAAATCCTGCAAGTCTTTCTGCGAATCCCAAGTCCTTAACATCTTTGTCGACCTGTTGTGCCAAATAATCATCATCGAAAAATGCGTTTATGGCTCCGAATATAGGGCCCAACAACCTACCAAAAAACACCAAAAATTGTCGACCAACATTTAATATATTTTTTAGAAATTGAGATTCTTTAAGGAAAGCCAAAAACCTAGATACAACTTCAGTAGATTTTATTGCAGACAGTAAATTTTTTATTGTAGTTCCTATAGCTACAAATGGCGCCATAATCTTTGTTATTAATCCGGTGGGACCAACAAATAAAGATTTTATTGCTGCAGCCGTAACAAGAAAAGGTTGTAACAATTTTTCTACAGTAAGACTTTCTTTTATTGAAGTTGTGAATGTTCTTAAACTAGAAAGAAACCTTTCATTCATGGTTTGTTGTAAAATTTTAAATTCGCCCTCAATAATTCTGGCTCCACCAAAATTTTGACCAAATCCTTGCAGTCTGGGTCCACCAATTCTTGGCGGTGTGGGTCCACCAATTCTTGGCGGTCTGGGTCCACCAATTCTTGGCGGTCTTATAGCCCGAGTGACCTGAGTAACACCACGGGCGGCCGCTTGGGCGGTTTGAGCAATTTGTCTAGAAGCTCGAATAATATCTTCAGTCCCAGCAACAGTCCCAGCAAGAAATGGGGGTATAAGATCAGTGAGAGAAAATTCAAAATTTTCTTTATATCCGGTTGAACTTTTAGTTAATGCTTTGAGAATCTTTTCAAGTTTATCGTCCATCGACTCAAAGATTTTTTGCTGTTGTAGTTCAGCATATTTTCTTTCGCGATTATTTTCTTCTTGAAAACCTCTTTGACGTTTTTGTTCGGCTTGTTCTCTTTTATTTTTTCTATTATCCTGTTCTCGCGTTCGGGAAAACTCTTTTTTCAGAGCATCTATACCACTTTCCATGCCAGAAAATATAGCAGGATTTGCAGAATATACAGCAGATTTTGCGCCAAAAGCAAAATCTGATGCAGCGCCTTTGACTTTATCGCCAATGAAACCGCCGAATCTTTGTAAATTAGATGCCATTTAATTCTCTCTATATTACCGTCTTCTAGACTGCATTTTCCTGTTTTGTTCTTCTATTTTTTCATTTTCTTTTTTCACATGTTCTGAAAGTAGAGCCAAATAAATCTCCCTTTCAAACGGTATCATATCTTCAAGTTCAGTCAAACTATATTTATGATGTTGCATCATAGCAAAGTTTGTTTTATAATAATTTAAAAGATTGTCATGAGACAAGCCTATGCGAAAAAATTTGCCATTCCCTCCAACTCAGTAGTCTCATCCTTTTCACATAGGGGACAAGTCCACTGAATATCTTTTTTTAGTTTTGGCATAGAACTAAAAAAGTTTGTAATCTTTTCAAACTGTTCTTGCGACAGTTCATTTAGAAATTCTGAAATTTCTTCGTGCGTAGATTCTGACGCAGGATATACATCATCTTTGTCAAAAATCACATCCACACAAGTAACTACCATATCGGTAATGACTTCGATTTGAGATTTTTCTGCCGCTTCTTGAATATTGTCTGCCATATTCAATGTTGGATATTTAAGTATAATTCCAATACCATCCTCTTCGTCCAATATAATTTTTGGATCGTGGCCTTCTTCTTTGAAGACTTCGACTTGTAATAAGTCCAACGCATACTGATAAGAGCCCTCACATTTTTCACCTTCAGAGTTTTCACCATTAAAGTGAGAAAGATTCAAATCAATAATTTCACCAACAGAACGAGCCCGCAATTGTAAAAAAACATATTCCAAATCGAACATAGGCAGAGAATCTATGTCAATTTCCCCAACCACACAATTTGCGATAATTTGTTTTATTGCTCTAAGCATTTCTGATTGTTCTTCACTTTCTAATGCCATCAATAAAATTTTCTGCTCCTTAACAAGAAAGGGGCGATAAGTCAAATTGACTCCATTAGACGGGAGTGTCAACTCATGAGTTGCCGTTTTAATTTTTGGTAAAGCCATACTATTTACTCCTTTTCATAAATCATTCCAAGTTTATTTCAAAATTGTCGTAATCAACATTGTGATATCTGTACGCAAAAGTTACAGTAAATCTCTGATATGTATCATTTTCTTGCCAATTCAAATTCATGCTACTTAACGCTATAGGATAAGCTTCGGCTAAAGTCGCAGTAACTACATTGTTAGACTCAGTATCCAACTGAACAACTTTTATACTACCAACAATGTTGTCGTAAAAGTTTACTTGTCCCGCAGATAGTATCGGATTATTCAGTCTAGATGTATTTTTAGGTTGCCCATTACCTATTATACCTTCCATCCAAATATCGAAAAAGGCTCTTTCATACATTTCTTTTCTTGCGAGGAAAGTTAACGTTATGTTATTATATATAGTCTCGTAAGGTAAAGTATAAGCGGCTCCGGCAGAAGTGTCTTGAGTAGTAGCCAAAGTCTTGCCTGGAAACTCTGCAGACTCACATACCATTTGCAGTTCTTTATCTCTAACCGCGTCGCCAGCTGCGCCGTTCACCCAAGCAGAAACAATTTCAGCCCAAATCGCAGAATTTACAGTAGATCCTCCGATTTCTTGTTGTACGGAAGAAAAGCCAGCAGCAATTAAATTGTTGCGTTCTGCCAACAATGAAAAAAGTTGTGCATATGTGAACCCATATTTATCTATAAGAGCCTTGTTTGCTGCAAGTTGGATTTGCTCATCAACAGACAATGAAAAAAGTTCAAAAAGAGGCGGAGGCTCAACTTGAACCAAAAATAGATTGGGTCTAACCAATTCCTTAATTACGGATTTAAACCGATTAATCGAGTATGCCATTAAATTTTTCCTCGGCTATCTTTCCAAACTTCTTGAGCAGACGCCTTCTTAAAGTTTTCCATAGGCAAAAACAATGCCATGTCCCATTCTGTAGCAGTAATTTGTAAAAATGGTGTTTTGACATAAGAATATAAATATTTTTTTACCGTCGGTTTGAATGTTTTAAATTTTGACACACTTTTCAATAAATCATAACTAACTAAAATTTTAGTTTCTTCGTCATACCTTTTGTCCGACACTACTGTATACAAAGCGTCCATTAGTTTAGCTCTCAAATTAAACGGTAAATAGTGAAAATTTATACCCAAAAATCCATCATTATAAAGTTCTGCTGGAAAAACTAGCGGAAACACATCATAGTAAGGTAAAGTTTTCTTATGTTTAGGATCATACTTAAAGGAATACATATACCCAGGCTCTGGTCGACCAACTCGCTTTTTTTCGGAAAATTGGCGAACAACCGAAGACGGCCGAAAATCTCCCGAAGCTTGAGAAGCGGCGTCTCTATACCATGTGCGAGCAGCTTTCGTTCTTGCAGGAATTTGCCCTGTTCGCACACCGTTATATATTAGTTCTTTAAATACTATCATAGATTCTATTTATAATCACTTCAACTCTTTTTCGGTCATTATTTTAAATTCCCACTTACGATCTTTGCAATAATCAATTGCAGCCTTCCACTTTGCTTCGTTCACACCCCATTCAAACACTTCTTGAATATATCTTTGAGTTTTTTTTGATTTCTTAGGACGCATTGTTTTAGAATACGGCTTAACCTCAATCAATAACACTCGTATTTTACCAGTGTCATCTTGAATTTTAACTTTGAAGTCAACAAAATATCGATGCAATCTATTATCTTTAGGTGAAATATATGGTATAACAACTTCTTCCGAAGACCAAGAGATAACGTTACAGTTATTGTCACAATACACCATAAATTTCCGTTCTAAAAGGCTCCTATAAATAATATTAGTAGGATCACCTTCGTATTTGGAATAATTTTTTGGTTTGAATTTTCCTTTGTAACCACGATATGTCATATTTTTCATTATAAATAACAAACAGATATCTTATTTAGGAACATAAAATGGCGCGTACTGTATTTTCTATTGCTACAGATAAAGATGGATCTTATCCGGAGTACGACACTTCGTTAGAAAATGCCGTGAACAGATATGAACAATTTTCTGAGGATAAAATCGAATTTATTGGGGAAGAAGAATATCAAGTTCCGATAATGAAATTTAATATAATTGCCGAAGACGGCGGTAGAATGCCGAATGCACCACGAATCGTGTTAAAAGCTCCACCGCAATTTAATTTATCCAATATAAACAATTACACACAAGACGGTCCTATTTTTGGTGGTGGTGTGGGAGGCGGAGAAGGTGCGGCGGCATTTCAGAAACTTTTTGATAGCACAAGAGAGGATTTTTTGAGTAATGCAGCAGATGCTTCGGCGCCATTCTTATTTAGTGCAAAAGATGCATTCGAGTACTCATTAAAGAAGGCAGGAGGAAATCTAGCGGGATTTATAGGGTCTGCAGGGTTGAGCAATATTTCACAATTTGAATTCCTAACAAAACGCACAATCAACCCAATGCAACAACAACTATTTAAAGGACCGAGTTTCAGGAGATATTCACTGAATTTTAATATGAAGCCTAGAAATTTAACTCAAGCACAAGCAATTAGGAATGCGGTATCATGTTTTAAGATTGCAGCGGCCGCAAGTCTCCCAGCAGAAAAGGTTGTAAACGGCAACGTAGAAGAAGGTAGTAATTTTACATTTGGATATCCACACCTGTTGCAATTTGATCTTGAAATGAAAAGATTAAACTCAACCGATAGTGAGACACTATTTCAGAGTAAAGTTTGTGTAATAGAAACGGTGATTTCAGACTACGGCGGACAGAAAATGACATTTTTACCTGCGAACTATCCAACAGAAACTAACTTAGCGATAAGTTTAATTGAAGTCACACCAAGAACTTTTGGCGATGCTAATATAGATATTACAAACGGAAGAAAAATAGTATAATGTTTAAAAACTATAAAAAATTAACGTATAAAGTTGATGATTACCATACGCTTAAAGCTATTGATATAACACAACGATTTAAGATAAATGAAAGAATATCTAGATTCGGAGCCTTAGGTGCCAGAAAATATATTATAAAAGAAGGCGAAAGACCCGAAAACATTTCGTACAAAATTTATGGCACACCTAATTATGCATATGCGATTTTAATACTGAATGGTATTCACAATTTATACGACGAATGGCCAAAAGATTCCTCTACATTTAAGAAATACCTAATAAAAAAATATGGGTCAATTGAAGTTACGAGATCTACAAATGCTTATTATTATATTAATGGTGGGATTATTACAAGCGAAGAGAATTATAACAATTCTTCAGATACAGACAAATATGCGGAATCGATATACGTATACGAAGAAAGAATTAACAACGAAAAGAGATCTATCAACATACTAAGTTCAACATTGATCAAAAAATTGGACATCACAATCAAAGAAATATTGAACTCTACAGAGAACTTGTAATGCCTGCGCAAAAGTTTCCCGACTTAAACTCGCAATCTACTTCAGCGGAAAGTGTTGTTGAATCCCATATTGCCGGAACTTATTCGTTAGAAAGAATTTCTCTAACACTCAGAAATGGTCAAGAAATATCATTAAGCGAAACTATGACCAGTTTGATATTATATGAAGACGTATATAATCCCAACATATCAGGATCAATCGAGATTATAGATTTCGTTGGTGGGTTAGAAAAATTTCAGCTTACTGGTGGAGAAACGATTAAGGTAAAAATTTACAAACCGAATTTGGAAGATATTCTTATAGACCGATCGGATTTGGTGGTTCATTCTATATCAAAGGGTAGAGTTGTCGCAAACAATTCGATACAATACAGTTTAGATTTTATTTCTTCGTCTGCTATTCGCTCTCAGAAAAAAAGAATATTCAAATCTTGGGGTAAAGAACGTAGCATATCAAAAATTGTAAAAGATTTGTGTTCGGAAATGAATACTCCGGTTAATATCTCAGACAGCATGCCCACACTGGATAAAACTTTTATTTGCCCCGGCTATACACCGACGGGAGCGATAAACTTTTTAGCAAAACGTGCGGGCGCAGTGGGTGATTATTTTTTATTTTTTGAAAGAGTTTCGACAGGAAAAGTTTTTGCTGGTATGTCTAATCTTAGGGCTTTAGCACCAAAGTTATCTGATGGTGACGGAAACAACATATACACAATTATATATCAGCCTTCTATTACTTATAACGAAAGTTCGGGTGCTGAAACTAAGTTAAGAGCCGAGACGGTCGAGCCACAAGATAACTTTAATCATATATCGAATATGAGTAAGGGCTTGTACGAAAGTAAATTGACTAATATTAATATTGCTAGAAGAACATTCCGAACGTATGATTTTAATTATCGCAATCGTCCAAATGATTTTTATATAAATGATATTGTCAATAAGAATAGTATTTTTGGTAGGTTTGAAAGAAACGAAAAGCCCGGCGAGAGATTGTACACTCTAGCAATTAATGATCCAATGAAATCTAAAACAGAATGGATAAAATCTGATATGCATGGGTCTCTAATGACAATGGGTATGAGAATTAATGTTACAGTTGATGGAGGAACAAATCAACTAGGCGCAGGAGATATTGTTAACTTAATATTGCCTAGTGATTTTGCTAAAACTATAGATCCAAATTCTTCAGATGTTATAGAAAACAATATGTATTCGGGTAAATATTTTGTTACTGCTTGCAAGCACATTATCACAAATGAAATATATAGCAAGTATATAGAACTTGCAAGATCTTCTGTAAGAGAAACTTTAGAAAATAATGATAGTTTAATAGAAGATACGAGAGTAACTCCGGCTGAAGGATATTTAACTAACGCGACGCTAGAAGTGCGGCAGACAAGAACTACAGAAGATACGAACGCTGGATATTTATCTGAAGCATACATAAGTAATTATGCTAGTTATTCTGAACAAGATGGACAATATGTACCCGACAATATACCACAAATAGAATCGCCAACAATTGTTTCCAACACTGATGCGAATGGAGTTGTGACACAATATGCAATAGACAGCAGAATAAAAACATCTGTAAGAACAGATATTATTAATAATGGTAATTTCGGCGACACAGGAAATTGATATGTTTTTAGGTAAAGAAGGCTTCGTTTGGTGGATAGGTGTTGTAGAAGGAAATTTAGATCCTGCATTGCTTGGTAGGGTTCAAGTTAGAATATTCGGTTATCATAGCGCAAAAGACACTAACGAGATACCGACAGAAGATTTACCTTGGGCCCCCTGTATGTTTTCTGCTAATGTACACGGAGCATATGGTAGACCAAATCTTGGAGATTGGGTTGTTGGATTCTTCTTAGATTCACACGAAGCACAAGAGCCTATGGTTATGGGTATATTGCCTGGCAATGTCAATTCTGATTTAGGAAGTGATGGGAATAAATGGTCAGTAGAAACAACACCTTCATTTCCATCAGTATACTATTCGGCTAATAATACAACAAACAGAAATGATTATATTCATGAATTGGAAGGAAAAGTCAAGCTTCAGATGAGTTCTGATGATGAGAGAATAAGAATTAAAGCCAAATCTATAGAGTTTGAATTAGATGACGGTAGTGTTATAACAATCAAACAAATTAAAGATGCTTTGGGATTGTAACAACAAACTGTTATAAATACCCTTATGATCAGGCTACACAGTAATAGTAGCACAATGTCAAGCGAATGTCAAGTAAAAATAAGGAAATATTATGACAAATCATGAAATTTTTGTAAATCTTGTTGAAACATATCAAGCAGAAAGAGAAAAATTTGTAGAAAAGGGTGTAAAAGTGTCTGCTGCTCGAGCAAGAAAGGCATTGTCTGAAATCGCGAAAATATCCAAAGAAATTCGTAAAGAAATACAAGAGATGAAAGAAGGTAAATAATTCTCATGGCAGAACTGTATTCAGATCTATCTTTAAATTTTATTGCTAACCCAAACTCAGGAGAAGTTCGTCCGTTGACAGGGGAGCGATCCGTTAAGCAAGCACTACAGAATTTACTGAGAACTCCGATAGGAACACGGCCTTATAATCCGAAATACGGAACTCTTATATACGATTACATTTTTAGTTTGCAGGATGCAGAAACAGAAAGATTGATGATAAAAGATATTGAATATGCTATAAAGCGTTTTGAGCCTAGAGTAGATTTGACTGCTATAGAAGTGAATATGTTAGAATATGGTATTGATATAAAAATTGAATACTATGTAAAAGGCATTAATACTCCACAAGAAATAAACACAGTAATTAACAGAGCATAAAATGGCTAATGACACAAACTTAAGAGTTGATGGATTGGAGTATGGTGATATCCGGAGCAATCTGGTAAATTACCTAAAAGGACAATCTCAATTTTCAGATTACAATTTCGATTCTTCAGGTATTTCTAGCCTGTTAGATTTATTGGCATACAACACCTACTATAATAGTTTTTATACCAATATGGCGTCTGCAGAATCTTTTCTCAGTACAGCACAAAAAAGATCTTCTGTCACTGCGCTTGCAGATTCATTAGGCTATGTTCCAAGATCTGCTACTGCTGCAAATCTTAGCGGAACTTTAACTTTAGTTCCTACATCATCACCTGCATCTATTACCGTTCCTTATGGAACTCGATTTAAATCTACCTTAGATGGTCAGACATATATTTTTTCAGTTTCTGAGGCTTTAGTGGTAACTCCAGTATCAGGTGTCTATAGTTTATCGAATGTTATTTTGAAAGAGGGAACTTATACGACTGAAGCTTATGCTTATGATGCATCGGATCCGACTCGAAAAATTATTATCAATAATGCGAATGCCGACACTTCGACTTTAAATGTTCGAGTTGTAAATTCAGTTTCAGATTCTACTGTTCGTACATTTACAGAAGCAACATCCATTATTAATGTAGATGCGACTTCGCAAGTATACTATCTGAAAGAAATCGACGAAGGAAAGTATGAAATTACCTTCGGGTCTGGCTCGTTAGGGCAATCTCTCGATGATGGAAATATTATTTACTTAAGCTATATTGTAACAAGCGGTGCCTCAGGCAATGGGCTTTTGAATGTTGTATTATCTGACGCAATTGACGGTGTAGAATCTGCAACATTTACAGCAACAGAATTTTCGGCTGGGGGTGAAGATGCCGAAACAATCGATTCGGTAAAATTCAATGCACCTAAATCTTATGCCTCACAAAATCGAGCGGTGACAGCAGAAGATTATTCTGCTCTAGTGTCTCAGCAAGCTAATGTTTCATCAGTATTAGTTTGGGGTGGAGAAGATAACGATCCTCCCGCATACGGTAAAGTTTTTATTGCTATTCGACCTTCTATTGGTGAGGTATTGACACCTACCGAAAAACAGATCATTATCGATACGGTAATCAATCCTAAAAAAGTATTAACAGTTTCTACGGAAATTGTAGATCCAGAATATATATATTTGACTTTAAGTATCACTACGACATTTGATCCGGACTTGACAATATCTACAGACGCCAGTCTTAAAGAAACTATTGCGACAACAGTAAGTAATTATAACGAAAATAATTTAAATAAGTTTTCTCGCTACTTTAGATATTCTGAATTATCAAGAGCCATTGACACCTCAGAAAGATCTATTTTGAGTTCGGATTTGACTGTGCGTATGAGGAAAGAGTTTGATGTTCAGCTAAACTCTTCCGCAAAGTATATTATTAGTTTTTCTAATGCTATTAATAACACAACAGAAAATCGCCCTACTACGCATCCTTATAATACCGGAAATCAAATTTCGTCAAACTCGTTTAATTACGGCGGATTCACTAACTGTTTCTTGGAAGACAATGGTGGAGTAATTCGTGTTTTCCGCGTCAACGAAGCGGGTGATGCTATAGGTGTCGCGCAGAATATCGGATCAATAAATTATGTCACTGGGCAAATTATATTGGACGATTTCCAACCTACCGCAATTGGTGACGGCGGTGTTACACTTAGAATTACTGCCGTTCCTCAAAACAAAGACATTTTACCATTAAGAGGTCAAATTGTAGTTATCAACGATACCGACGTTAATGTATCACTAATAAACGACAAAACAATTAGCTTAGTGAATCGATAATGGCAAACGATGTTACAAATCAGCCGTCGCTTTCTGTAGACACGTTATTACCTCTACTCGATAACGACAATTTTGAAACTTTCCTGCGGGCGTATTATGAGTGGATGGAATCCACAAAAGTTTCATATGTAAACGCGACAGGAACTTTTGTTGTTGGCGATATTATTACCGGAGCAACCAGCAATTCTCAAGGAAAGGTAAAGTATGTAGCTTCAGACCATATTGTTTTGGAGATGTATACTAAAAAATCGTTTGATATTGCTGAACTAATTCAAAGCGGTACAAATGTTACAGCAACAGTCAGCAAATCTACTGACAATGTTCTTCGCAAAGCAGATCGTTTAATAGAAAGCAAATCCTTCGATGAAGGTTCCGGAGAATACTTTGAGTATCTAAAATCAGAACTCAATAAAGGTATTCCCACTATCACAGAATCTGATCGAAGACTTATCGGTAAGAAAATTAAAGATTTCTATTCTTCTAAAAGTACAGAGGATGCTTACCGATATTTTTTCAAAGCAGTATTCAACGATGATGTTATTTTTCGTTTTCCGGGCGACGAAATCCTTCGTGTTTCTGATGGTAGATTTGAAAAAACTTCAGTACTAAGAGCAAGTACGACATACGATGCCGGTGAAGGCGATGGGCCTCAACCAGTAAATGCATTCTCATTCTTAAACAAAACAGTTCGCGGTAAGAGTAGTGATGCTGTTGCTAACATCATCGACATTCGCGTCACGTTTTTAGGTGGTGTAGAATTCGCAGAATTTACGTTGTCGCTTGTGTCTGGAGAGTTTGAGTCTGGCGAAGAAATATTTGCGGTTAGCGACAGCAATTTAATTACAACAATCTACGGATTAGTTTCTGGATTTGACATATCTGATGGTGGATCAGGATACTCAGTTGGTGATAATATCACTATTTCGGGTGATGGATTTGAAGCATCTGCTTCAGTATCTTCTGTTAACTCTGGCGTCATAGACACATTAACGGTAAATCAAGTTGGACATGGATATCAACTAGGAGTTCGAGCGACAGTAAACAACACTAATACTGGCGGAACCGGATTTGCAGTAGAAGTTACAAAGATAAAAAACACCTACGAAATTGGTGGTTATACTGCGGGAGAAATTGAGGAACTCACGATTATCAATCGAGGCGAAAACTATTTTTCGGCTCCCACAATAACACTAGAAGACACTTTAATATCTGCAATCGGTGCGCTGTCGGATAAACTTATTACAATCAACAATGCTGGCGACAATTATGCGGTAGGCGACACACTTGTTTTTAGTTCCGGCACAGCAGCAGGGTTAGTTGCTTCAGTATCGCCTAGTGCTTCTACTTCCGAATTTGCTTTCGAAGACGATTTTAATTTATCTTTAGAGGGTGAATCTGGTATATTGATTAATGACGACCCTCTGGTTGACGGGTTGGGTCCGATTTCTAGAATAGAACTTACAGACTTTGGTACAGGATATACAAATGAAACACTTCCTACTATCAGTAGTATTACAACATCAACAGGATCTAGTGCGACGTTAACTGTAACTGGAATTCAAGGAACTTCTGCTGATATTGAAGTTGTTGCTGGAGAAACTGGTATAGGTTTGGGTTCTATTCGCGAAATACAAATTGATAACTTTGGTGTGTCTTACACTTCAGCAACAGCAGAAGTTTCTGGAGGAACTGGGGCAACAATCACACCAACAATAAGTGGTATAGGAATTAGTGCGGGAGAATTTTTAACCACCGACGGTTTGGTTGGCAGAAGAATTATTCAAGATTCTTTATTCTTCCAAGACTTCTCGTATGTTATTCGCAGCGGGTTAGGATTCAACAGTTACAGATCTATTATTAAAGATGTTCTGCATCCAGCAGGAACCGAATTCTTCGGTGAGATTTTGATCTCTACTTTGATTTCTGTGGCTTCGAACTTTTCTAGCGTTATTACTCAGCCACGTCCTTCTTCAACAGTTGTTGTACTGGAAGAAATACTCGCATTTACTCCGAGCACAAGTTCTGCTATCAAGTTGCTGAAACTCTTTACTTCAGCATTTACAGATCCTTCTCCTATTGTATCTACAAACAGTTATAATGTGGAGATTGCACTTAAAACAGAAACTCCAATTAGTGCGTCTGTTGGTTTTGCTATGGAAAACGAGATTTCTAGCATAATATATACTGCACCAGAAACTTCTATTGACATCAAGCGAAATATTGTAAAAGAACTCGAGAATCTCGATGTATCTTCTGATTTTGCTAACAACAATTATACCTTGGACATAGTATCATCTGGAGTAAATATATCTCCAGCGATATCTTTGTTCATAGAATTTCCAACATATAGTCCCACAGAAATTCAAATTTCGAGCACTATATATACTTCACCAGAAACACAAATTGTTCTTACAAGAGAACTCAAACAAGAACTTGAAATTGCGGTTCGTATTATAGAACCTCTTGGTTTAGGAACTGGTGAATTATTTGGAAATCTGGAAATTTCCGTTCTTGCTGCGGATCAGATTTCTACTTACAAAAATAAGAAGTTTTCAGACCCATATGACATACAGAGACCTTTATATCGACAGGCTCGTATTTCGGGTACTGTATCAACCTCGGGAAATACTGTAACTGGAACATTAACTAGTTTTGATACAGAATTTACCGTAGGGGAGTATATTATTATAGACACAGAAAAGTTTATTATAACAAATATTAATAGTCCAACAGAACTTACAGTCAATGTTGTTCCGGTAGGAAGTTATTCCGGTGTTCAAGCATTACGAGAATTTTTGTTATAAATAGAAAATACGAATAAAATTATAGGAGAAATACTATGCCGGCAATTGCTACTAGTAAGTTTCGCGTTCATAATGCGGAGCAATTTTTAGAAGCGTTTTCTGAAGCAAACGATACTAAAATGTATTTTTACATTGGTGGTGTCAGTGCGTTTGCAGACGACGCAAATCCCCCAACCCCAACAAATGACACTTCATCAATTGAATTCTCGCCTTGGTCTGATATGTACGCAGCCAAGCGTGTTCAATCTACAGATGTAGTTCAGGTAGTTGACCGATACAATTGGACAACAGCTACAACTTACGATCAGTATGACGATGTAGACACCGACATTTTAGATGACGATTTCTATGTTATGACTGATGAGTATAATGTGTATAAGTGTTTGTCCAATGCCAACGGTTCTCCTTCCACAGTAAAGCCTACTGGAACTAGCACCACAGAATTTATCACGGGAGATTCTTATATTTGGAAATATATGTATACGGTTACTACAGCCGATGCATTGAAATTCTTGACTAACGAATTTATTCCAGTTAGAACAGATTCTGCTGTATCTGCTGCCGCAATTGACGGTGGAGTTCATGTTTATAAGATTGCTAACGCAGGGTCTGGTTATACCGACGGTACATATTATTCACCCATCGTCGGTAACGGATCTGGCGGTATCGTTGAAATCACCATTGCTTCTAATGTTATCACTTCTGCTGTTTTAAATGCTGCAGGGAGTGGTTACACCTCGGCTTCTGTCGATCTGAGTAACGTTTTTACTGATGCTGGGCTAACAAGCTCAACTACAGTTGGTGGTGGATCTGATGGATCTATTGTTCCTATTATCAGCCCCAAAGGTGGTCACGGCGCAAATGCTGTAGAAGAACTTGGTGGAAAATTTGTTATGTTGAATGTTCGTCTAGACGGCACCGAAAATGGTACTATTAGTGTAGACAACGATTTCCGAAAAGTTGGATTGGTAAGAGATCCTTATGATTACGGAACAACCGATATTGCAACAGTTACTAATATGCGACAAACTTACAGATTTACTTTAACTGGCGTCACTGGTACATTTAATGTTGACGATACTGTAACTGTAGGAACTAGCGAAGCTACTGTCGTAGAGTGGGATTCTGGTAATGGTTACTTATATACAACTTTACCTACACTCGATCCGACTGCTTGGACTGACGCTGCAGTTATCAACAATGCTACCGTTTCAGGAACGGGAACGATCGATACTAGCGGTGTAGACACTCCAGACTTAGAGCCTTATTCTGGTGATGTTTTGTATGTTGAAAACAGAAGCCCGATTTCTCGTGCATCTGATCAAATTGAAGACGTTAAGTTAGTTATTGAGTTTTAATTTTACCCTATAAAAAAGAGAAAGCAAAATGTCTAATCCCGGCGGTATTAATCTAAACATCAGCCCATATTATGATGACTACGACGAAGATAAAAAGTTTGCGAGGATTTTGTATAGACCTGGTCGTGCAGTTCAAGCTAGAGAACTGACACAAGGTCAAAGTATACAACAAAAACAAATCCAAAGGTTTGCAAACTTTTTCTTCCGTCAAGGTTCTATTGTTCAAGGTTGTGAACAATCCGTAGATTTAAATATGGATTATGTGAAACTCCAAGACAACTTTAACGGAAGTCTTGTCGCAGTTTCCAATTTTTTGAATGGGGAAGTGTTTGGAAAAACCACTGGGATTAGAGCGTTTGTTGGTTTAGTTTCAGATTCTGACGGAGATGATCCCAAAACTCTTTATATAAACTACTTGACTTCCGGATCTATTCGTGTTAAAGTATCAACAAGTTTAGTTACAGAATCTCTGATTATTGGGAATCCTGTAGAATTTTATGACGCTTCAGGTGGAAACTTGGAAGTTACCGGAACACTAGTGGATTTTGATATTGATCCAATAACATCAGAACAGTATGTATGGGTCAATGATTTGGATGGGAATTTCAGTGATATCCCAACATCAGCAACTCCGGTTATTGTGCACAATTTATTGACTTACCAATATGACATTACATCACCTTTAGACAATCGGTCGAAGTCAAAGTTTGAAAATGCCGAACAGTTATTTGTTGGTGCTTACGGTAGCCGATTTTATTCGCTATCTGCAACGACTGACGCAACACAATATATCATTAATCAAGGTCTATCAACAGAAGTTGTTTATACCAAAGGATCAAAATCGACGATCGGTGAAGGTATCATGTATATTGCAGACCATTTCGTACTGCATACGCCTCAGACTATTATTCTCGACAAGTATAGTAATGTTCCTTCGTATAAAATTGGTTTAGTTCCTACAAAGTCTTTTATAGATTCTGCTGCAGACACTACGCTTCTAGATAACGCTCAGGGTACACCTAACTTTCAGGCGCCTGGTGCGGATAGGCTTAAGATTGATACTTCTTTAGTCAAAGTTGCATACAATTCTGTCAGTTCAGAAACAGAATTTGTATCTATGATTGAAGTTGAGAATGGAGTTATCAAAAAGCGAAGAGAAATTGAGATTGAGGGTAAGATCGAAGAAGCCATTGCAAAGAGAACTTTTGATGAGTCTGGTGATTACACTTTATCTGATCCTAGAATTTCTATTCGTGAACATTTGAATACAGGAAGCAATAACGGGCGATATTCAGTAGGAGAAGGCGGAGACCCTAATTTATTACTATTAGAAATTGATCCGTTCGTCGCATATGTTTCGGGATATAGAAATGAAATTATTTCTCGTGCAAATGTTAATATCAACAAAGGTTTAGACACGCAAGAAGTAGAACAAGTAAATACTCAAATTAACTTGGGTAGTTTTGTTCCTGTCAATGAGTTCATTGGATTCTGGGATTTTGAAAACAGTGCGGAAATCGATTTATATGATACTGCACAAACAGTAATTACGTCAAGAAGTTTTGATGGGAGTACCTTTACACCTACAGGAATAAAAATTGGTACCGCAAGAATTAAGTCTACTGAATATGTTAGTGGTTTTCATGGAAGCCCCTCTACGGTATTTAATGCATACATTTATGATGTTGCAATGAATGCTGGTAAGACATTTCAAGAAGTTCGTTCTATCTATCAGAATAACACTACAATTGCAGACTGTGTTGCTGACATCGTTCTTGATGCATCAGGTAATGCAACACTTAAAGAACAAGCATACGATAGATTATTATTTACTCTTCCTTATAATAGTATCAAAACTTTGCGAGACATCAACGGTCAGTTAGAAAACGGATTTAGATTTAGAACAGAATTTTCTCTTAATCTTAGTTCTGGTACTGGTACGGTAAGTTCTTTGGCAACCAACGAAACCTTTGTTGGTACTGGTGTATTGACAGGCTTGCAAAAGAATGAAAACTATGTTATTATACCACAGACAACCGCATTTACTACGGCACTAGAAACAACTAACACTGCAGTAAACGGATCAACAACAGTAACTGGTACTGCATCAACATATACCAGCAATTTCGTTGCTGGAGATTATGTTGCAATCAACACTGTGGGTGATGATACAAACGGTATCTACAGAATTGTTTCAGTAGATTCTGATACACAGATAACACTTGATGCTCCACATACACAAACAATCGGATCTCAAAGTATCTTCAAGGTATTCCCAGCCGGTGTTCCTATTGCTATGGATGTAGATGGTTCTGAAGGTGCGAGAAGTATGAATGTACTGACTCCATCTGCAATCTCTATTGATTTGCAAGAACCCGTTTCTTTGGACGTAAACTTCATAGCAACAATGGATCGTGCAAACGCAAGAGAAATCAAGAAAAATATTGTTCGAGATCAAAAAGTTTATATTTCGACAGAAACTAATTCTGCCGGACCTTACAGTTTAGGGTTCTCTGATATTTTCGCGGTTAAGGGTATATACCAGTCTTCGAGCTTTACTTCTGTACCAACAACATCAGACACAGAAGTCACTCAATTATATACCTTAAATAATGGACAAAAAGATAACTCATACGAGAATGGTAGTATCACACCAAATGTCGGTGTTGTTGCTACTGGAAATCTGTTGGTTGTGTTTGATTACTTTACGCACGACACCACACAGGGTATAGGATATCTGTCAATAGACTCTTATCCTATTGACGACGCTGCGGGAAATGTAAATACCACAATTTCCACAACAGATGTTCCTGTGCATACTAGCCCCAAAGATGGTTCATTATATGATTTAAGAAATTCTTTAGACTTTAGACCTATTAAATCTAATGCGACTTCTTTGGCTTCTGTAAATGCAGGAAGTTTTATTGTAGGTAAATATTATGAAATTTTGACTGTAAGTGATGGCGGCACTGCAACAGACTTCACTTTGATTGGTGCAGATAACAATAACATCGGAACACAATTTATTGCCACAGGCGCAGGCACAAACACAGGTACTGCTAAACAATTAATTTCAGATGCAACAGCATCCACTTCATTTGTAGTACCAGGCGGTGGCACAGGGCTGCACATTCCAGTTCCAAATTCAGATTTTCAAGCAGACCTTCAGTACTATAAAGGAAGAAAATCAAAACTTTATATGAACTACAAAGGCGAGCTTGGGATTGTTGATGGATCGCCAGGCTATCCTAATCCAACAACTCCCCCTAGTGTTTCTGACACTATTGATTTGGCAGAACTTGACATTCCGGCGTTTCCTTCGTTGCCGAAGAATGTTGTTATTATGCCAATCAAGAATCGTCGATTCACCATGAAAGATATTGGTAAGCTTCAAGAGCGAGTCAATAACATCGAGTATTATACAGCACTTAACTTGTTAGAAAAGGAATCGCGAGATAAAGTTATTGTAGATACTGATGGTATTGATAGATTTAAAAATGGTATTCTTGCTGATGCATTTACGGGGCATTCTGTAGCCGATGTTTCTTTACCTGAATATCAAGCAGCAATTGATCGTGCTAAGAAATATGCAACGTCATATTTTAATAACGAAAATCAAATTGCTTTAGATTATAATTCGGTAACATCTACTGGCGTTACTAAAACACCAGATAATAAGTTGATGTTGAGTTACACTGAAGAAACATTCAGCGACCAACCTTTTGCTTCTGTTGCTATTAGTTTAGCGACAGAGTTATCGTTCAGTTGGGTTGGCGACATGAAAGTCGTTCCTGCGACAGATAACTGGTTACAAACTTCTAGAAATCCTAATGTAGATTTAGTTTCAGATTTAACTGGAGAATCCGACAACTGGAAATCTCTGTCTAATGCATGGAATACAGAAGTCGATCCACTAACTCGACATTGGGTCGGAACTCCGAACAAAGCGCTTGTACTGTCGACAGGTAGCGCAGACTATACTATTAGTCGAGCGACTACAACTGATACAGGAAAGCAGCAAATAGAAAGTTCTAATATCGACTTATCTTCTTCAGACTTAAATGCTGCTCTCGATAGAATATCTGACATTTCTGTGTCTCATACTATGAGGACGAGAGATTTTGTTTTCGAAGCTGCAGGGCTGAAAGATGGAACTCAGTTATATGCGTTCTTTGATGGTGTTGATGTTACTGCATCGTGTAAGCAAATTTCTCTTAAGAACAATCACACAATAAGTGAACTGAATGATTTGTTTGATAACGACGGCACATTAACTGCCGACGCAAATTACTGGGAAGAAGTTTCTGATGGCACTCTTCGTGTTTCAAAAGGCAAAGTCTTTGGAGTATTTCGAGTTCCCGCAAATTCATTTAATGTGGGATATCGTCAGTTAAAGTTGATCGACGATTCTTTAAATAGAGATTCTGTTGCGACAACAGTAGCAAAATATTCTATAGGCTCTACCGGAATATCAATAACAAAAGGGCAAAGTTCTATTAACACTCGTCCTTTCTCTATTGCTATCGACGAAGCTAATTATGTGCAGTCTGTTAGTCGAGTATCTACGACATCTACGAACTATACGACAACAAACTACAGAAGATTTGATCCGTTATCACAAAGTTTTTATGTTGACGAATCTACATATCCAAGAGGTGTTTTCTTATCATCTATTGACTTGTTCTTTAGTTCGAAATCGGCAAATACAAATCTAGGTGTGACTCTAGAAATCCGCGAAATGCAAAATGGATTTCCGACAAGTAAGGTTATTGGAAATGAAGTTGTTAGAGCAGAAAACAGTGATATTACGACTTCTTTAAACTCAACTAGCGGAACAACTTTTACATTTGGAAGCCCTATTTACTTATTGCCTGGTACGGAATATTGTTTTGCTGTCAAGCCTGACGGTAATTCCACAGACTTCAAACTTTGGTCTGCCATATTAGGTGATATAGACATTACAGACTCTTCTGTTAATCAAAGAATTGACAAACAGCCTGCTGCAGGGTTATTGTTTACAGAGTCTAGCGATTTCAACTGGAGTGTTCGACCTAATCAAGATCTCAAGTATAGAATGAAAATTGCAACATTCTCTACAACTACAAATGGTATTGTCAACTTTAACAATACCGAAATTGGATCTGATGTTGAGTATTCTCGCATAACGACAAACATCGAAAATTTAAATATTTCGGATACGGATATTGCGTATTCAATAAATCTTTATGATCAAAATGACGAGCAAACTGGATTCTTGAATATCAAAAATCTTGAAAGATTAGAACTGAATAGGCAGTACGAAGTTAAAACTGGAGCAACACCTTCTTTGAATGTTCGTTCGACATTGAGTACCAACAACAAATACATTACACCTTATATTGATTTGGAGCGTGTCAATGTTATTCCAGAAGATATTACAATTAATAATCTAACCGAGACAGAAACCACAGGAACCGTCTCAGTTGGTGTGGGAACTAATACAGTAACTGGAAATGGAACGCAATTTTCTACAGAAGTTGTTGCTGGACAATACATTAAAATTGGATCCGAATTGCAAAGAGTTTCTAGTGTTTCAGACAACACATCTTTGTTGACAGTGAATAACTTTGCACAGGAACATATTGGAGAAACACTATACACGAAAGTGGAAGAAGCACCTTCACTTCCATATTCTTCCGACAGTCGCTACATTTCACGTCGAGTTGCTTTGAACGACGGATTCGAGGCTTCTGATATCAACGTTTATCTTGATGTCAATCGTCCTGCTGCTACTGACGTAAAAGTTTACTACAGAATATTAAACGAATCCGATTCAGACTCGTTCGATGATAAATTCTATAGCGAAATGCTGCTTGATGGCACACCTTCAATTACACAAAACACAGAAGAGTATACTGAAGAAAAGTATGTTATACCAGCAGCATCTCTTACTGGCGGTGTTCAGATACTATACGGAACAGTATCGACTACAGGAAGCGACTCAACAGTAACTGGCGTAGGAACTCGTTTTACTGAAGAACTTAGGATTGGAGATACAGTAGCGTTAGGCCCTAACAGAATTACTGCGATTGTTGCTAATGTAGCAAGCAATACTGAAATTACATTAGAAGAAAATTTCACAACTGCACTAAGCGGTGTCGAGATATTTGAGGTGCTAAATAATGTAGTTGGGTATATTACGCCAGACGGAAGGTCTTACAGCGGATTTAAATACTTCTCAATCAAAATTGTATTCTTGTCTAGCAGCGCTGGATATGCTCCTAGAATCAAAAACTTACGAGCAATAGCATTAGCATGAACAAAGTTGAACTAGAAGAAAAATTTCAGGGAATAACAGAAAGAGATGTTCATTCGAAAGCTCTATTGAATACTGACATTGAAGCGTATCGAAGATACAAACTAAAAAAACACAAAGTCGTTTCTCAAAAAAATGACATTGAAAGTATGAAGGCTCAGATGACAAACATAAATAATGAAATCTCAGAAATTAAAAATCTATTAACTGAATTACTAAAAACGGAATAAGAAATGGCATCAATACTAAACATTCAGCAAGTTCAGTTATCGAATACCTTTGATGAGTTTAGACAAAGATCAAACACAGTAATCGATGAGCTTAATAAATTAGGCACAGGGTCTGCCACATTATTAATAGGTTCTCTCGAAATTAGCACAACTCTTGGTGAGTCGGGAAACTTAACTGTAGGTGGAAATTTAGTTGTAGATACTGATACTTTATTTGTAGATTCTACAACTAATCGTGTCGGTATTCTCGATTCAACTCCAGAAGTTACTTTAGATATCGGTTCTGCCACAGACGCTATTCACATTCCGGTTGGTACTACGGCAGAGCGCCCAGTATCTCCTGAGTCTGGATTTTTCCGATACAACACAAGTTTAAGTCAGTTCGAGGGTTATACAACAACTTGGGGTGCCATCGGCGGTGGTGGTACGAACACATTTACCACAGACATTTTTACTGGCGATAATATAGAGACAGATTTTGTTCTTTCGCAAGCAACAGAATTTGACACAAGCTTGATGGTGTTTATTGATGGTGTATATCAAACTCCAAATGCTTACGATATTACCACAACTGCAGGCATAACAACACTTAGCTTTAGTGTTGCGCCTGAGAATGGAAGAACTGTTGTTGTATATACTGTCGCTGCCGGTATTAGTGGTAGCAACTTAAATCAAAACACCTTTGCTGGTGATGGAATTGAAGTTACTTTTACTTTATCAATTCCTCCAGTAACAGAAAAGAACACGCAAGTATTCATTGATGGTGTATATCAGCAGAAAGATGCTTACAGTGTTTCTGGTTATGATTTAACATTTGATGAAGCACCTCCAGTAGATAGCACAATTGAAGTAATGACATTTACACAAACTGAAGTAAATGTTCCTATAGACGACACTATTACTTCTGCAAAATTGAGCGGTGATTTAACGACGCCAGGGTCCTTGACAGTCACTACAGATTTGACAGTTACAGGCAATACCATAATTAACGGAAATTTGACTTTCGGTAACGAAGCATCAGATACAATTACAATCGATGCTGTAGTTGCGAGTTCGATCGTTCCTGCTGCTAATATCACATACGATCTTGGAACAGATACGCAAAGATGGAGAGATTTATATCTATCAGGAAACACTATTTTTATTGGTGGTGGTAAATTACAATATAACGACACATCGAATGCTTTTGAATTAAAGAATGCGGCTGACGCGGTTGTTCCTGTTAGCTTGAGCGCAAATACAACGACACAATTAGCAGAAGGATCAAATTTATATTTCACTGAAGCTCGCGCACGAGCAGCAATCAGCGAAGGCTCAGACCAGTTGTCGTACAATAGTACTACAGGTGTATTAACATATACTCAAGGAGACACGGACACTGTTGCAGAAGGTGCTAATAGATATTACACTGCGGCTCGCGTTATTGCAGATGGGCCTGGCATATCGCTTGGTGGAAGTTTGGACGGAACTGTTGGTGATGCTGCTATTCAATATAGAACTGACGGAAATTATTCTGGAACACCACAGCAAGGTTCTTTTTACTTTGATGCTTTAAATTCGAAGATGAAAGTATACACAGGATCATCTTTTATTGATGTTTTGCCTGTATCTGGCGGTGGCGGTGGCGGCGCAACAACTGATGCTAACGCAACTTTCTTCAAATATCAATACACAACAACTTCGATTACAAACACAATTTCTGGTGCAGACATTCAAGAAATTCCAGCAGGCAATTATGTTATCGGTAAAGATTACGAAATTTCTACTGCAGGAACTACAGACTTTACGGCTCTAGGGTCCGCAGACAATGTTTCTGGAACACAATTCACAGCAACAGGAAGTGGGCTATTCACTGCCGGCAATTTTGTTGCTACAGAAGAGTACACTATTGTAAGTTCTGGTGATACAGACTTCACTTTGATTGGTGCTGCGGATAGCAATCCCGGCACAACATTTACCGCAACAGGAGTAGGCACAGGAACAGGTACAGCAACTCAAGGTTCCGGTACATCTCATGCTGTATTAGGATACGAGACTAATTCTTCTACAGATGTTGTAGTCTATGTTAACGGTATCAAGCAAAGAGAGAGTGCTGTCGATGGGTATGTAGTAACAACAGGAACATCAGTAAACTTTACATACAACTTACCAGTAGATTCTATTGTTGACGTTCAAGTATATGAATTGTTAACTAATGATGCTTACTATACAAAATCTGAAACTTATACACAGTCGGAAGTCAATACTCAGATTTCTACAGCACTTTCTACTTACGACGACCAAGGGGCTAGTGACGCACGATATGTAAATATTGATGGCGACTCAATGACAGGTACTTTGGAAATTTCCAATTCGCAGCCGATCATTGATTTTGATGAAACTGATACATTAAACTTAAATTCCAGAATCACAAGCACTAACGGTGAGTTTAGAATTCTATCTGCTAATGATGATTTTACTTCAACAAACATTCGTTTTTTATTAGATCATTCTGATGGATATATTGGATTAGGTACAAGTTCTACCGACGCACCTCTACATTTGGGTGTTGCTTCGCCTTGGATTGATTTGGGAGCGGCTGGTGGTAATAGAGGTAAAGTAGGATACGATAACACAAATCTGTATCTCGGCGTGTCTGATGCTGCAGGTTCAATAGTAATCAAAAACAATATAAGTTCGACAGATTCACCTCAAACTAGCGGTGACAATTTAGTAGTCATCAGCGATACAGGCATCGACGTGACGGGTACTGTGACTGCTGATGGTGTTACCAGCGATGGCAACATATCAATGTCAGGGGCAGGAACTGGCGCA